CGCGCCCTTCGTCAGCACCATCGTCTCACCCGTCTGCGGGTTCTCCAGTATGATTTCCATCTCTAAAAAGCTCCTCAGTTGACGTGTATGTCCTGGACCACTGCGTCACCCGCAGCGTCCACGCCCGTGATGACAACGTCCAGCCCCACCGTCAAGCTGCACGGCGAGCAGCCCAGCGCGAGAAGGTTCGGGTGGCGAGTGTCCTGTATCTCCGCCCCAGCGCTCAAGTAGGACGATTCAATTATGGACAACGTGTCGCACTGCAATCCGTCGGGGTTGCACAGGGCCGCGTCGTTGAGGCACACGCTTCCCGCCGTGGTTATGTAAGCCACTCCTGGCCACCCGTAGGCTATGCCGCTCACATCCCTGCACCCGCCTATGTTCAAGCAGCTCGACGCCACGCCTCCCGAATAGGTTTGGTACGGTTGCAGCCCGAACCCGGTGTTGTGCTCGAAGGTGAACGGGCAGTCCGGCTGGTCCAGCACCGAATCGAGTTCGGCTTGATCTCCGCACAGCGCATCTCCGCCGTGAAACCTGTCGAAGCAGTCGTAGTTGGCGTAATTGCAATCGTACCGGCAGTTCGCGCCGACCCCTCTATCTCTCAAGGATTTACCCAGTCTGACGTAAGCGTACCCGAACAGCGTGTCCTCGCAAGTGAAGTGTATGGTCGGGCTGTCAACCGTCGCGTACCCTTGGTACGACTGCAACGGCGACCCGACGGCTGTGTGAATCTTCACGGTAGCGGTTCGTTGCCCGGTGGGAGTGATCTTTCCGATGTTGGTCACCCACGTGATCGGCAGGACTCCACCGATGTACTGCACGTCGACGGTGAAGACTCCCGACGAGCAGTAGAACTGATTGTTCCCGCTCGTGAAAGCGATCTCCGATGTGGGGATGTCTGGGATGCACCCCGTCGTGACCAATGTTCCGCCTGAGAAGGCACTCCAGCCCTGAGCCATTCCGCTCTCCTTTGTTTTATATTACCGAACTGATCAGCCCGTAGTCCTGCTCGGTGGTATTGTTCACCGCGCCGCTATTGCTGGCCCACCGCGCCGCATGAACCCCAGCGGCACTGTTCCCGACCACCACCAGCCCGAAGTTGCTGTTGTCGAACCTATGCTCTCCGAACCTGAACTCTGCGCTGCTCGGGTCGTTTATGCGCGCCCCCCAAGGGATAGCCGACCACACCGCGAAGTTCCAGGCGCTGTTGGCGACGTTGTCTCTGATACGGAACGCCTGCTTGGAAGCGCGCGATCCAACGTTCACGGTGACGTCCCACCAGTCCACCCCGGTCTGCGCGGACACCGGGAGAAACGCGAACACATTCATCGCCATCCCGTGCACCGCGCCCGCTGGCACTGTGAGCATCCAGCTATTAGGCACCACGGCTAGAATTTGCCCAGTGGGAGGCAGCGTCACCAACGATTGGTTTTTGTAGTAACAGAACAGCAATTCGGAAGTGACCAGGCTGTTCAGCACCGCGTATCCGGTGAAATTGTCAGCGCTGATACTACTCGCGGTTGAACTGCCGGATTGCGTCGTCTTGAAGCACACGCCGGTGATCGGACTACCCGTCGTTTCGTATTGGTGGAAGGCGAACTCGATGTAGTCGCCAGGGTTGTTGGCGCTGTTGATGCGCGACCCTTCGGCGTACTTGTAGCCGTAGCAGGCGATGCCTCCGCTGCCGCTCTTGAGCCACATGTCGATGCTGTCGACCATTGTGTTGAAAGAGTCCGCTATGAATGAGAAGTCGTTCATAATGTCACACGAATGTATCGCCGCAGGTTTGATAGTACGAAGTGGGTGCAGTCGGGAACCCAGCCGCACCAGGGAAATAGGTGGTGGCGATCGTTGGTGGGTTGGCTCCGTTGGTCGGGCTGAGCGCGCTCCCGCTCCTGATCTCCCACACGCAATCGTTGAATATGTCGAGCCTCGCGTTGGTGACGCTGCTCGTGATCAGAAGGCTAGAGTTGCGATATGTCTGGTAGACCTCAGTCTGGCCGCTGGCCACCTGGAGCTTCAGGATGTCGCCGCTGTTCATCGTCTGCGACACGAAGCTCAGCAGCGAGCCCTCGGTGTTGATCGGCGTGTGCGAGTAGACGTATACGGCCACGGTCGTCTGGTCCGGGACATAGATCGCCATGAGCCCGGTGAAGTCCGCGCTCGTGGCGGTCTCGGGCACCCGGATCGCGATGCCGCCCGGCTGGAGCGAGCCGTCGTACTCGATCTGCGCGAACTGCCCGTATGGGCAGATGAGCCCGCAGAGCGGGTCGAGCTCCTCCGCGAAGTTGTCGCAGTTGGCGATCGCCGGGTCGTCGCAGCCCCAATCAATCAGCGTCGGCTCGCAGTAGCACGTGCCGCACACGTTGGTGAACTGGTCCCACAGCTGGTCGTTGTAGCCACCGAGCTTCGGCGGCAGCGGCTCCAGCGACGGGAAGCTCTCGCTCACGGGCATCGTGATTCCGCCCAGGTTCGTGCCGTATTCGTTATTGAGTCCCCCCGAGTTAGGGAGAGCGTCCCGCGCTCCGAGGATCAGGTCGGTGAACACACCGCCCCAGCTGCGCGCCACGCTCACCCAGAGCGCATGGTTCGCGCTCGTCGGGAAGTTGGCCGACTGCGGGCCGTAGACGGGCGGTTCGACCAGGAAGTGCACCACGTTGCCGGGCGAGAGTGTCACGGACGCCTGCGCCAGGATCGTCCCAGTGGTCGCGACGCTCTGGTTGTTGTAGCGGGCGACCGCAATCTTGTGCAGGCCCTCGTTGTAGATGAAGGCGTATCCCGTGTAATTGTCCCAGGTCGCCCCGCTATACATGTGCATGCCGAAGCCCGCGACGCCGTGCCCCGAGGACCCGCGGAACTCAGCCGTGATCTCGGGCCTGTCACAGAAGCGGTCCGGGGTGCGCACGCCCGTCACGAACGGGAAGTCGCCGTGCGGGCAGCACTGGTGGCAGTTGATGATCCCGGCCATCGGCGTGCTGAAGGCCGTCGAGACGAAGCGGATCGGGTCCTGCGCGGGGTTCGGCAGCACGGGCCGCGTGAGCGGGTCGGGCGCGTTCCCGGGCGCGAACGCCGTGTAGATGCGCGGATCGCCCATGATCGCCTGCGCGTCGCTGGCGCTCTTCGAGCAGGCGTCCACCGTGTCGTCGCAGATGACCGTCTGGCTGTCCGCCAGTTCGGCGAACTCCAGGAAGCTCGGGATGTGGATGTCTGCGTCGGTGATGTACGGGCCCATGCCGTACACGGAGTTCGTCATGTAGTCGCGCATGCACCACGCCGGGTTCTGTGTCCAGCCGACGAAGTACGATGACGGGCTCGTGTAGATGCGCACCTTGCGCCCGCGCCAGATCGAAGTGATGAGCGGCTGCCCGCCCTGGACCTTCTTGCTGCCCACACCCTTCACGGCGACGAGCGCCGTGCCGGAGAAGGCTCCGGCCTCCCCACGGTACTCTGTGACGTTCAGCAGGATCGTGCGGAAGAAGTCCGTGCCGTAGCGCGGCCTGCGGTTCGACTTGTCCCACCACACCTCGATGTCCCACGCACCCGGCTTCGGGAAGTCGAGGTGGAAGTTGTCGATGAACGGCTGGCGGTTCGCTGCCGCGTTGCGCTTGGAGATTTTCTCGCTCCACTGGTTCTGCCCGGCGACCGAGTAGCGGATCGCGTAGTCGATGTTGATCTTTCTTATGCTGCCAGCCTCGGCTCCCACCGTGCGCATCGCGCCGATCCCGTCCGGGAAAAAGACCTGGAGGTCGACGCCCTCGACGTCGTTCGACACGGTCGGGTACACGATCGACTGCGAGCCGGTCTCTTGCATGTCCTTCGTGAAGTCGCGCCCGTCGTAGAAGGTGTTCTTGATGCGCTCGAACCCGGGAATGATGCTCTGCGATGAAGTGCCGAGCCGGAAGTCGGTCTCGACCTCGGCGATCTCGGTGCTCGCGATCTGGTTCACGAAAATCTTCTGGCATGAGTCCAGCTCGCCCTCGGACACCGCGAGCAGCTCGTAGAACTTCTCCTTCTTCTTGTCGATCACGTCGACGTAGTACATCAGCACCTGGCCACCGGCTTCGTGCTCGCCGTAGAGGACTGGCACGACGTTGCCCGGGGTGAAGGTGTTGCGCAGCCCCTCGAAGGCGTAGGTCGGGGTCGGCTGCTGGAGCTTGGGGCTCTTGGGCTGGTTGACGAGCGAGATGATGAACCGGACGATCGAGATGACCGCGACGATGATCGAGATGATGAGCGAGATGTACTCGCCCGGCTCAAGGATCACGGTCACCTTGTCGTGCTTCTCCGGGTGAATCTCCTCCCAGTTGGGCGTGTCCGCGCCGTTCAGCTGCACCTTGACGATCCGCTTCTTGGCGGCGCGCAGGCGCGCGTCGCGCGCGAAGACCTCGCCCAGCGTGGTCCCGCTCGGGAAGGCGCAGTGGCCGGTCGCTGTCTGCTTGCCCGTTATGTCGCGGACTTCGATGATCATCTCTTCAGCCGTCCGACTTCCTCGATGATCGGCGCGAGCCTCTCAAGCCGCATGAGCACCACGCCGCCCGCTGGCTGCCAGGAGTGCAGCACGTCCTTCCCGCCCAGCGCGAGCCCGATGTGGCTGTCCGTGGGGCCGCGCATGAGCACGATGTCGTAGTCGTCGAGCGGCTCCTGCGGCCAGTCGATCGTGCGGATGAGGGTGCGCCACTTGAGCGGGTCGGTCGGCAGGTCGACGCCGTACTTGCGCTGGAGCACGTAGCGGCAGAGCCCGGCGCAGTGGAAGCCCTCCTCGGGCGTGTTGCCGTACTCCGCGTACGGCACACCGATCAGGTCCTCGATCCACCTCTCCATCACGGCACCATCAGGCCGAACCGCGCGCACGCCATCAGCCTGCACCTCCGGACGGGCTTCCTCCCCATGTGCAGCGCCGAGGGGTCCTCGACGAAGATCGTCCCAGCCGGTCCGGTCACCTCGACGACGCTGCCGTCTCGGGCCGTGTAGCGGTGCGCCCCGTCCCCGTCCACGTCCGTCAGGTAGGCGAACATCGCGAACTGCCTGTCGTCGAACGTGCAGGCGTCGCGGTGCCACTCCTGAATCTGAGGGCTCACGGGCCCGCCCGGGAACGACCAGAACAGGGCGAAGTCGAACAGCGAGGGCTTTGCCGAGAAGTAGGCCGCCGCGAGCGCCGTGTACTCCCTGGCCTTCGCGGCCAGGTGTGGCGCGCGCGCCGCGACGCCGGGGCCGTAGCACGCGAAGGAGCGGGAGTAGTCGGGGTTCGCCATGAACTGCTCGGTGGTGGCGCTGCTCGGGCGCGCGTACCCCACCCAGTGACCGCCGAGCCAGAGCTTCTGCCCGCGCAGGTAGTCGTGGATGTCCGCGACCTGGGCGCTTGAGAACCTGTCGTCGGGCGTGACGATACCACGCGATGTGAGCTGGTTGTAGAGCTGTTCCATCAGCTGTGCGAGATCAGGGCGTAGTTCTTGAAGCCGTACGGGATGCTCTTGAAGGTCGACCTGTCGAACACGCGCTTCGGGCCGAACACCTCGGTGTTGATCGGCAGCGACAGGTTGAAGTGCGCGACCTCGTCGTTGAAGGCCATGCCCGTCACCTGGAGCTTGATCCTCGCGTCGGACCCGGAGGTCGTCTGCGTCGTGCTCACGAGCCGCAGCACCACGTCGTTCAGCGAGAGGTCGTTGTCCTTCGCGAAGCGGAACGCCTCGCCGCCGATGTTCGCGCAGTCGACGTTGAGGTTCGGCAGGGACCCGTCGGACGCGACCTGCTCGGTGCCGATCTTCAGCACGACCGGCCGGTACACCCGGCTGTTCCACGTGAACGTGTCGGCGTAGGTGGTGAAGTAGGCTGTGCTGTTGGCGTTCACCTCCAGCTCAAGCAGGACGCCCCACGCCCCGTAGGTCTCCAGCTTGTTCTTCTCGGTGATGAACGCGTCGGTGAACTCTCTCATCAGTCGAAGATGAAGACCTCCTGGAGGTTCAGCTCGACGCGGTACACGCCCCGCGCCCACTCCGTCGACTTGATCCCGCCGGCCTCGAATACGACGCGGTACTGGCAGGCGTAGCGCGCCTCCAGGTCGTGGCCGCTCGACGGCGCGCTCGCGAAGAGGATGATGCCAGGCGTCGGCATGAGGCTGTAGGCGGTGGACCAGATCGAGGTCGCCTGCGTCAGCACGTTGCGGCTCTGGAGCGAGAACGACGACGCGCCGAGGTAGCGGTTCGGCAGGAAGAACTGCGTCCTAGACCCGTCGGCCCAGGCGAAGCGCTGGTAGTTCTCCACGGTGTTGTACGGGTGGCACTCGCACATGAAGGACTTCGCGCCCTGGTGCTCGGCGTGGAAGAACTCAAGCTGCTCCTTCTCCTTGCGGAACAGCGGCTCCAGCTTGTAGGCGAACTGGTAGGAGGGCCGCGAGCCACGGTTGAAGAGCTGCACGGTTCCGGCCGTGTCGAAGTTCACCGCGTTCACCTGCGTCACCGAGGTGCGCGTGATGTCGAAGCCGGGGGTGATGACGAGCGTTCTGAGTGGGGGCATGTCAGTGCCTCTTGTTCAGCTGCTGGATCGCGCGCGCGCATCGCCCGTTGTTCACGATGTCGTGCTCCAGGATGAGGACCACGTCGTTCGGCGCGAGCTGCTGCGGCCTGCGGTCCACGAGGTACAGGCTCTGGTTGATCGGCGAGGGGTTGACTTCGGCGCCGCCGCCGCCGTAGATGCCCGGGCGCATCGCGTCCGGGCCGGTGCGTCCTGGCGCGGAGCCGACGCTCCCGGACTTGGCTCCGCCTGCGGCTGTGAGGGCCTCGGCGGTGCCGGAGCCCAGCATCATGCCGCCCCCACTGCTCGCGCCGCCCAGCGCCGTGAGCGTTCCGCCGTCGTGGTAGCGCGCCACCGAGTTGAGCGCGTCGAGCGTGCGCTTGCCGAGCTTCCGCGCGGACGCCTCGTTGATCATGTACTCGCCCACCTTGCCGATGATCGGCACTTCGTCGTGCCTGAGGTCACCGCCGTCGTGCTTCCGCATCCAGCCGTTGATCGGTCCGCCTTCGTGGGCGACCAACGGGAAGGAGTCGAGAAAGGAGAGGCTGTCCGCCGCGCTGCTCGCCGCAGCGCTCGCCCCTTCAAAGGCTCCCGCGCCCGCGCCCTCGAAGATGCCGAGGCCGCCGAGTGCGTTGGGGAACGCGGCAGCGCCGCCCGCGAAGCCGCCGCCGAGGGCGGACGCTGCGGTGCCCGCAGCGGCTGTCCCTCCGTTGAGGATGCCGTTGATCGCGTTGTAGATCGAGAAGAGGCTCTGCCCAGCACCGACCGCTCCCTGGAGCGTGCCGAATATGCCGCCGCCGCGCTGACCGCCAGCCAGCCCGGAGGCCGCGCCGAGGAGTCCCTGGATCGTGCTGAAGTTGAGGTTCGCCTGTCCGACCACGTTGGACAGCGGACCGGGAAGGAGCGGCGAGTTCGCGCTCTGCGCTGCGGTCGCCAGCTCCGCCTCGATGGGCGCTGAGGCGACGTTGCCCAGAAGGCCGGACAGGTCCGTCGACGGCCCGAGCTGCACGTTCTCCAGCGACGGATTCACGCCCGAGAGCGCCTGTGCTGCCTGGCCCGAGACGGACGTGATGTCCACTTCGAGGATGCGCGGCTCGACGAGGGCCGTGGGCTGGGTCTTGCCGATGTTCGCCAGCTCCTGGTTCTTCTGGCTGACGAGCGCCTCGATGCCGTTCGTCAGCGAGCGGAGCGTCGCCTGCTGCGCCTGCGCCTCCTCGTCGCTCTGCGGCGTGACGCGCTGCACCTCGTTGCGCTGCTGGATCGCCGCGTCGAGACGCTGCTGGAGGTCGTTGATCTTGGCCTGCGACGCCTCCACCTCGGGCGCTGATGTCGGGCTGGCGCGGCCGGCCTGACCCGCGCTGTACTTGTCCACGGCGTCGCTGAACTTCGCCGTGGCGTCGGAGTAGGTGCGCGACGATGACGCCAGGAGGTCCGACGCCGTCTTGACTCCGGCTGCCGCCGTCTCGAACGTCGGGCTCGTGCCGATCGCCCCCGCGCGCGCGATGGCTTCGCCGATAGGCTTCCGCTCGCCGATGTTCTCCGACGCGTCCGGCGTCTCGGTCTTCTTGCCGAGGCCGAAGAGCTGGCCCAGGGACGTGCCCGACACGGCGTTCTTGAGGGTCGCGAATATGAGCCCGGAGGTGGTTGTCGGGACCTTCTCGCCCGGCTGCTGCACCTGCGCGGCCGCCGCCTCGAACGGCTTCTTCAGCAGCTCGGCGAAGCCCTGCGTGAGCAGCGTCCGACCGAGGCTGATGAGCAGCTTGTCGAAGTAGTCCTTGAGGGACTTCGAGCCGCCCTGGAGCCCGTTCTCAAGACCCTGCACCACCTGTTCCGCGAGGTCGTTCGCGAGCTGGTCCGCTGCCTGTCTCGCCTCCTGGCTCAGCTGCTGCGCGAGCTTCGTGACCTCCGTGGTCGTCGCCTCGGCCTGGCGCTTCAGCGCGTCGAGCTGAGCCTCGGCCAGTTTCAGCTCGGCGTCGCTCGCGAGGCCGATCGCGTTTCGCGCGCGGACTGTCTGTAGGTCATTCTCCTTCTGCGCGATCTTCTTCTTGAGTATCTCCTCCTCAGTGTCGTCGATCCGCTTGGCCAGTTCGTACAGCTCGGCCACGGGCGCGCGCTGCTTCCCGTCGGCCTGCGCGAGCGCGTTGGCGAGGTCGATGCGACGCTGGTCGAGGTCGCGGAGCGAGTCGAGCGTCGTGACCTGCGCCTCAAGCGCCGTGCCCGCCTGCTTCGCGGAGTTCGCGAGCGCGTCGAGGATAGCCTTCTGCGTGGCGAGGCCCAGCTGGCCCTGGGCCTCCCTCGCCGAACTCAACAAGGCCGTGATCTGCTTCTGCTTCGTGAGGTTCTTGTCGAGCTCGTCGCCCTCCAGCTTCCGGCCCTGGAAGCCGTTCGTCGCGAGGTCCTGCTGAACCTTGAGCTGGCGTTCGAGGTCCGCGATGCGCGCCTTACCGACCTCCTCGCTCTCCCTGCCGATTCTGCCGATGAGGGCGAGCTGCTGCTCGATCGGCTGGTTCGTCTCCTGGAGCACCTTCAGCCGCTGCTGGTCGTTGTCGAGGATCGACTGCTGCACCGCGATGATCGAGCTCTGGAGCGCGTCCTGCGTCTGGATGCGCTGCTGGGCGATCTGGAACAGCTTCTGCTGGTACTCAAGGTCGGCCTTGTCCAGCTCGACCTTCTCCTTCGCGGCGAGGTTCTCGCGGATTTTACCGCCGATGTTTGGGTCGTTCTCGATCTGCTCGGGCCGCAGCCGGTTCTGGAGCGCGATCTGGCGGATGCGCTGGTCGAAGTCCTCCTTGGTGGCGTCGGTTATCGCCTTGCGCTTTATCTCGAACGAGCGCTGGAGCGCGTCGATGTTGCCGGTCGTCTCGTAGATCAGCTGCTGCCCGGCGGCGGCGACCTCGGCCTGCGCCTTCTTGATCTCGCCCGCCTGGTTCGCGGTCTGCTCAGCGATCGTGTCGCCGATCTCGCGCAGTTTGTTCGAGAGCTGCGACGGGACGAGCCCGTTCGCGGCCTTCTGGCCGGCGTCGCTGAACTGGTCGGCCCAGTCCTGCGCGTCGCGCTGCGACAGCATGAGCTGCGTCTTCAGCTCCTCAAGGCGCGGCTTCATCTTCTCGCGCTCCGCCTCGGAGACCTTCGACATCGCGAGCTCGATGCTCGCGATGTGCTTGGCCAGCTCCTCGGGGTCCTTCGCAATCGCCGCGTCGTGCGCGTCCTTCTGGAACTTGACGAAGGCGGTGCCCGTCGCGAGGATCGCAGCGCCGATAAGCAGGAGGCCCTGCGGCGTCGCCGCGAACAGCGCTAGGCTCTTCGACAGCTCCAGGAGCTGCGCGCCGATGCCCGTGATCTTCAGAGCCGCGATGGTCGTGAGCACTCCGGCGAGCCCGGTGAGCGCCGTGACGGCCACGCCGACCGCGCCGGCGAAGTCCTGGTGCTGCCCGACGAAGCTCTCCATCGCGCGCACGATCTTCGTGATCTCGGGCGCGATCGCCTTGAACGTGTCGTTGACCGGCTTGCCGAGCACCTTCAGCAGGTCGTCGTACGCGATGGTGAGCGACTGGGTGCGCTGCTTGATCGTCTCCGCCGTCTCCGCGTTTACGACCTCCAGCGCCTGTGTGTACTGCTTCTTGATGAACTCAAGGCGCGAGTCGGCGGGTATGGTCTTCGGAATCTGGATGCTGCGCGACAGCGCGTCCGAGTCGCCGCGCAGGACCGAGGCGAAGCGCTGCGCCGTCGTGAACGTGTCCTGGTTGAACGCGCGCGCGAACAGGATGACCTGCTTGGTCGCCTCCTTCAGGTCGTGGTCTGTGAGGTCGGTGAGGCTCCTTAGCTGCGTGGTGACGCCGAGGATCGACTCCTCCTCGACGTTGAGCTGCACCTCAAGCTCGCCCGCGAAGGCCGCGATCTCCTTCTTCGGCAGGCTGGACCCGAACACCTTGAGGGTGGCCGAGGCCCTGGTGAGGGCCTCCTCGTAGTTGGCCGCTTGGGCCCGCGCCTCGTCGAAGACGTGCTCCAGCGGGCCGATCAGCTTGTGCGTGAGTTCGAGTGCCTGGTTGAGGACCACCACGCCCGCGCCGAGGTTCGTGAACCCGGCGTTCGCGTTGGCCGCTGCCTGCCCCGCCGTGGTGATGCCCGCGCCCATCGCGCTGATGAGCGCGCCCGCGCGCTGCGACAGCGGGAGGCCCTGCTGGATCGCCACGTTGGTGTTCTGCACCTGGGTAGCGAAGCCGGATAGGACCTGCGTGACGCTCGTCGTGGTGCGCTGGAGGTCGGTGCCGAAGGCCCTGGAGGTCTGGAGGATTCCCTGCGTGAGCTGCTGGAGCTGCGGCTGGCTCGCGAACGTGCCGATGCGCTTCGCCAGCTCCCCGTAGATGCTGGCCACCGTCTGCGTCGATACGCCCGCGCTGCGCGAGGTGTCGAGCAGGAACTTCCTGATCTGCTCGGCGGGCAGCGACGCGCCGACGGACTGGAGCACTTTCGAGAGCTTCTCCACGTCGGACGTGAGTGCCGTCGCGGCGATGCGGCTCCGGTCGAAGTCCGTCTGAATCTTCTGACCGGCAGCGGCCATCGCGGAGAGCGAGTCGGCGGCGCTCTTGGCGGAGCTGGCCGTCGTCCCCATCGTGCTGTTCAGCTGGTCGAGCTGCCGCCTGATCGACTCAAGGTTCTGCGACGCCTTGTCGACCGCGCTGATGATGACTTCGATCTTGTTGTCAGCCATGGCGGTTCATCTCGTAGAGGTCCGCCCTCGCCTCGGCGATTGCGGCGCGGGCTGACGTCCGGTTTGAGATGGGACCCTCCGCCCGGTCCCGGTTGAGTGCGTTGTACTCGGAGATCGCGCCGAGCAGCGCGACGTTGGTGTTGAAGCCCAGCGCGTGGGCCTCAGGCACCGTCCCCTTCGGGAGCAGCTCCGTCGGGAGCCGGGAGTAGCGCCTCGCCACCAGGTCCAGCAGAAGCGGGCTTGAGCTTCTGAAGAAGTTCGTCCATTTTTTTTTTGAACCCCGAGAAGTCGAAGCTGTAGTCGGAGATCGCGCGCACGAGGCTCTCGGCGTCGTCCGACAGGTCGTCGACGTGAATCTGGTCGTCGGGGCAGTCGTCGTAGTCGCCGAAGAAGATTTTCGGCGAGCGCACGCCGCGCTCCAGGTAGAAGCGCGTGAGGTCGCGCTCCCCGGTCGGATCGGCGCTGCGCTCTTCGATCTTCTTGCCGAGCGACTTCAGCTGGTCCGAGAGCGTCTCGGAGTTGTCGCCCGGGAGCATCCCGAGGTGCGCCATGAACTCGCTCGCGCGTATCCGGCGCAGCACGAACGTCTCCCCCGTGAAGATGCCGAGGAAGCTCTTGCGGTGCTTGTCCCTGATTCCGGCCATTAGTGCAGGTTTCTCCTTCTCTCGATGCGTTCGCGGATGTCTCGGGCGAGGTCTTCGGGCACGCAGTCGATGCAGTACCCGAAGATCGCGAGGTGGACTGATTCTACTGGGTCCTCCGGTTCGAGGAGGCACTCGGGGCAGCGGGGCGCCTGCTCGTCAGGAGAACACGATCTGGAACTGGTCGTCCGACGTGCGCTCATAGCACTCGTAGTCCGTGTTGAAGATCGCGAGGCCCTGCTTGTCGCCCCACCCGACCTTCTTGAAGATCATCTGAGAGGACGTGAGCGTGAAGCGTTGGCCCTGGATGATGCCGGCGTTGAGCCGCATGATCGAGCCGGACGCGGAGCGCCACGCCTGGAAGAAGTCCAGCGTGTTCGAGAACGTCGCCTCCGGGTCCATCGACCCGCCCGGCGCGCGCTCGGTGATGACGATGTTCAGGATGCCGCTCGCGCTCTTGGCGACGGAGGCCGGCTCCTCGAAGATCGTGTTGTTCGTGTTGAAGTTGAGGTTCTCGACGGGCAGCCCGTAGGAGCCGACGATGATCGAGCCGGAGTCGATCCACTGCGGGGGCGTCCCCGTCGGGAAGCCGACGGGCGCGGCGCGAGTGGTCTCAAGCTCGGAGTTGAGCAGTCCACGGAAGTTGAACTCGGCGATGACGGGCGCGTCGGCCGCCCAGATCAGGTTGACGTTGCCGCGAGCGCCCGTGAAGCGGTGCTCCTTGCCATCCTGGTGCGCGTAGATCGTGACGCTGCTGTCGGAGCCGACGTCGTTGGTCGGGACGTACTTGTAGTAGGGCGTCCCGCCCGGGACGTCCGGCCCGGAGGCGACGAACGTCTCGTAGAGCCCGCAGGCCCGGAGCGCGTCGCCGATCGGTGGCTTGACGGAGGCGGAGTAGCTCGCGGTGTCCACGCCCTGCACGTAGCAGCGGAACGTGACGCCCGAGCGCTTGATCGCCGGCATGGGCCGGGACCGGCCGCGAGAGAGGTTGCCGCCTTGGGTCTCGATCAGGTCCTCGCCCAGGTCGAGCGTGAACGGGGCGACGAGCCGGAGCCCGTCGTAGGACGCGGTGTGGGTCGGCGCGGCGTCGATGCCGTAGTTGGTCTCCTGCTTGAGGAGCAGGACTTGTCGCCGAGTCAGGAACAGGTCGATAGCCATAGGTCAGTCCCCCTTCGTTTCGTCTTCAGGAGCCTCAACCGTATGCACTTCAGTCGACGCACTCGGCGCACTCGGCGCGCATGCCTCGTGCCAGTGGTCGCTGCCGTCCGTGACTACGGGGGTGAACATCGGAATCTCAGTCCGACATCGCGCGCATGATAACACAGTGGATGTCTTAAAGGTAGAGAGTTGTGGGTACTTCTTCGTGATCATAGGTCCGGCCCTCCTGCGAAGCGACCGCCGAACATCTCGAACTGGCACGTGACGAGCACGGAGCCGACGAGCGGGCTCTCGCCGCTGTAGTCCACGTCGTTCGCGATGGGCGCGTCGGTCAGAGTTATCCCCTTGTTCGGGTTGAAGTTGGTCTTCGAGCGGAGCAGGTCCTCAAGCGTCCCGACCACCTCCCAGAGCGCGCGGTCCAGCTCCACCGGGTTCGTGCTCGCCACCCAGACGCCGAAGCCGATGGTGATCTTCTTCCGGCGCACCTGGAGGCTGGTCGAGCCCGACCCGCGCGCGAGGTCCTCGGTCGGACCGATCCAGAAGTAGTTGATCGCCGGCAGGAGCGCGACCTGGGGCCGGCGCTCCCGCGTGCGGTCGTAGTAGATGCTGATCCCCTGGAGCGCCGGGTGCGACTGGAGGAACTCCCCCAACGGCTCGATCAGGTCGGTGAATACGTTGAAGGTCGGCATCTCACCGCAGGTGGATCACCGGGCCTACGCCGACCAGCGCCTGCAACAGCCAGAGCATAGCGGAGCGGTGTAAGGTGTGGCGCGTCAAGGCGTGCCTTCCGACGAGAGAGATTGTCATGGGGCACTCCTTTCCAGTTCGCGGTAGTAGTTTGCGGCTGTGTCGACGAGCATCTGCATGAAGCTCGCGTCCGACTGGCGCGGCAGCATTCTGCGCGCGGGGTAGCCCGGGTGCTTCACGACCTTCGCGAAGATCGTCTTGCCGTCTGTCCCCTTGAAGGCGAGGATGCCGTCGGGGTCCTTCGGGCGAATCTCCCACGGCCCCCTACGGCCCTCCTCGTGGAACTCGGCGTAGAAGATGGGCGAGCCGACGGCCACGCCGGCCGAGCTGAACTGCATCACGAAGCTCCGCTTGAGCGCGCCCGTGTCCTGCAAGATGAGCGACGAGCCCTTCCGCCGCTGCGCGACCGTGAGCGGCCGGAGCTTCGCCCATGGACTCCCGGTGAGGGCGCCCTGCTGGCGGAAGTTCTGGTCGACCCAGTTGAGCGTGCGGATGCCCCAGCGGCGGTGCAGCTCGGCGAGCACGTCGGGCTGGCCGAAGCGCTCGGTGAGGCTCCGCAGCAGGTCGGAGCCCGTCGCGCTCACTGTGATGTCGACCACGCTCGCCATCAGTCGCCGTCGTCCCTCCCCTGCTCCTCGTCGATCAGCGTGCGCGAGACGTGCTGGTCGAGGAAGTCGCGCATGTCGAACACGGGCTTCTTCGTGTGGTCCGGCAGCGCCACGGGCTCGAAGGTCACAGCCGCCTCGATGCCCGGGAGCGACATCGAGCCCGCCGCGATCAGCTCAAGCAGCCTGTCGTAGTCCTCCTTGCGGTGGATGATCGCGGGCGGCTCCTGCTTGGTGTCGTAGCTGTACTGGTCGCAGTAGAAGCGCCAGAGCGTGTAGACCTTGCTCATGTCCTGGATGAGCGGGCTCGACGAGCCGAGCGGCACCGAGGTCACGCGACCGAAGTACATGTCCATGAACCCGTCCGCCGCCTGGCAGTAGGGCTGCATGTCGCGGAAGGTGATGTTCGAGCGACCGAAGAGCTGGCGCGCGCTGCGCACGATGTCCTGCGGGTCGCCGTAGGTCTGGAAGCTGAACGCCTCGGTCCGCTGGATCAGGACCTCGTACGCGTTCACGTACGGGCGCGAGGCCGAGTCCCAGAGCAGCCACTTGTAGCAGTAGATGCCTGGGGTGTCCGGCAGCACGCGGTTGAAGTAGAGGAGCCCCGACCCAGAGTCGCCAACGATCGCGTTGGGCTGCACGGGGTTCAGCGCGAGCGTGCTGCCGTCCGTGTTGAACATGACGAAGGCCGCCGTCGCGGGCACGGTCGGGCTCGCCGTCATGGTGAACTGCTTGGTGTCCCCAGCTTCGAGCACGGGGAGAGACTGCGCGATGTCGATGCCGCCAGCGATGCTCATCGCTTGTGCCCCCTCGTTCCGGGCTTTCTCGCCAGCGTCTCTTTGATCTTTGCTATGCGACCGTCTGAAGTGGTCGAGGCGCGCGGCCCTGCGGTCAGCAGCTTGGACACCCGGTTCGTCAAGCCGTTGATCCCGCCCAGCCGGTTGACCAAATCGTGCCTCGCTCCCAGCCGCGTGTCAAGGTACTCCGCGATGATGATGATCGCCGCGACGTACTCCACGAGCACGCTGTCGGACACGTCCACCCTCTCGGACACCACCTTGGAGATCAGCTTCACCAGCGCGTCCTGGCCGACGGTCGAGTCGTCCATCACCACGGCGAGGGAGCGGACCATGTCGTCGGCCACGTCCTGAATCTCCGAGAGGACCAGCGCGATGAACTTGGTGGCGACCACCTCGTCGAGCAGGTCGAGGCGGTCGGAGATGTTCGCGAGGAGAATCTTCGTCAGCTCGTCCACCGCCCCTGCGCGGTCGTCGAGGTTGGCCGTCTGCGAGCGGGTCATGCCGTCCGCGATGTCGACCACGTCGGAGAGGAGCGCGGACAGGATGCGGACGAAGTCCACGGCGTCCGCCACGTCCTGGCGGTCCGCGATCGTCAGCGAGAGGAGCTTCGTCAGCTCGTCGCGAGCGTCGAGCAGGTCGGTCAGCGTCTTGGCCACGCTCTTCGTGAACTCGTCGGAGGCCGCAGCCGACTCGTCCATGTTCGCCGACTGCATGCGGGTGAACCCGTCGACCACGCTCAGGAGGTCCTGGAGCACCAGCACGACGAACTTGTCGAGCGTGGCGGAGTCGGCCACGTCGACGCGGTCCGTGTTCGTCTTGTCGATCAGGAACTGGGTGGTGTCGAGGGTTTGCTGCGGCTCGGCCATCGAGACCGAGAGCTTCTTCACGAACTCGTCGGTCAGGTCGAGGAAGTCGAGCACCTCGATGAGGATGAGTGCGATTACTTTCTGGATGTCCACGGTGTCGCTCACGTCCTGCCGTTCGGTCAGGTCCTTGGCGATCAGCTTCTCGATCGCGTCTTGGCTGAGGGTCGCTTCGTTGAGGTTGAAGCTCTGGCTGCGCGTGTAGTCGTCCACCACGTCGAGCAGGTCGGTGATGGTCATGGCCCGGAACTTCGTCAGGGTCACGGTGTCGTCGAGCGACACGTCGTCGGTGAGGAGCTTCGAGAGCGTCTTGACCAGCGCGTCCTCGACGACCCCGCTGTCGTCCAGGTTCGCGCCTTGCAGCCTGAAGTAGTCGTCGAAGATCGGCAGCAGGTCGCCGAGCACGAGGACCCGCAGGGTGTTGAGGGAGTCGGCGATGTCGACGCGGTCCTGCATGGACGCGCCGATCAGCTTCTCGATCAGGTCTGCGGCGGTGACGCTGTCGTCCGCCACTTTCGAGAGCGCCTTCGTGAAGGCGTCCTCGGCAGTGGCGCTGTCGGTCATGTTAGCGGTCTGGGTGCGGACGTAGCTGTCGAGCACGTCGAGCAGGTCCGCGAGCGCGAGCGCGACGTAGCGTGAGAACAGCGCCGTGTCGGACACATCCTGGCGCTCGTCGAGGTTGATCCCGCGAGACTTCGTGAACTCGTCGAGGGCTGCCTGCGCGTCGTCCACCACCTTGCCGAGCGTCTTGGTGAGCGCGTCCTGAACGGCGGAGCGGTCGTCGAGGTTGCTCGCCTGCGCGCGCGTGTAGCTGTCGATCACGTCGAGCACGTCGTCTATCGTCTGGGCGAAGACCTGGCCCCCTGGCGATATGATCGGCTCGTTGATGTACTGCCAGCCGGGAATCTGCTGCTGCCCCGTGGCGATGAGGTTGATGTATGGACCGCCAGGAATCTGCACCTGCTGCGTCGTTGCGGGGCTCAGGGAACCAGCAGGAGCCTGAACGCCTCTGGCGGCGGAGTTCTGGAATAGAAGCAGGAGGCTCATGGATCGTCATGAGGACTGTAGGACCGGGTCGACGTAGACCGTGTAGCTTGCTTTCAACAGGCACACCGTCGCGACGATGAATCCTTTTTCTTGAGGCGTGAACGACGCCGAGATTTTCTGTGTGTTCGGGTTGCTCATCCCAGTCGTGGTCCAGGTCGCGGAGGATGCGCTGTGATTGCTGGACGCTGAAAGAACGTCCGACGACAGCTGGGTGGAAACGCTTCCGACGGGGAACCCACTAGTGCCGAGATAGGCGAACTCGACGATGATGTCGTGGTTGGTCAGCGCGGTCGCTGAGTCGTGCAGAATATCAATCGTTACAGTGACCGTACTCCCTGTCGTATCATTCCACCTGACGATTTCCTGGGAACGCAGCGCCGGGAATGGAAACTTTGTGTATGCCGTGCTCGCCATCTTCCAGCTCAACGGAGTCGTGCCGTCCGAAGCTCCCGACGTCTTGACCAGCGTGGTTTCGTGCTTGATTGATCCGAACACGTCCTCAATCCAAAGGCGGTAGTTCGTATCCCCCGAGTCGCAGTTGTACAGCTCAGCGCGTTCCATGAAGGTGAAGGCCGAGCCGGATCGAATGAGCGTCCCAGACCACCCGGACGGTAGCTTGCAATCCCGAATGACACCCAAAATGATTTGGTTGGGATCAAATATCTGGACGCTTGCGTCGAGGTTCGAGAGATCCAAGTCTTCGAGCAGCGCGTTGGTGTAGAACCGCGCGCCGCTGAACTCGGTCTGCGAGGTCACGATGCGGGTCGGGGTCGCGCTGCCCGAGATGATGCTGCCACCCCGCCAGATCGTCCGACCATTCGTATAAATGCGGTCGGAAGTGCCAGAGAATTTGATCCTCACGTTGTTCATCATTAGGAACTGCGGCACGCTGTTGCCCGTGTTCATGTTGATGCCGTTGTTGTTGCCGCTGCTGGAGAAGGTGAGGTCGCACTTGTCGATGACAACGCTACAGAACACGCCACTTAGGTCTAGGACCGCTCTAGCGCCGCCGCCAGAGCCGATGGTGATCGAGAAGCCACGGATGACGAGCGGGCCGATGATGTTGAGGCTGTTGTTCCCCGTCGTCGTGATGCTCACAAGGCTAGCCGCCTCCGCCGTCGGTGGCTCCGCCCCGTCGTTTGCTGCGATGATCGTGATCGTGTCCGGAGTGGTGGCAGCTGAGGTCCACGTTATCCCTGCTGCGCTCTCCGAGTGGGCTTGACTCACGTAGATGATGTCGCCGCCGACCGCGATGGCGAGCGCCCCGGCGATCGTCGCCTTCGCCAGAGCCCAAGTTGAGCCGTTGTCGGCGTTGTTCCCGTCTGTCGATCTCACGTAGATGATCGCCACTTTTACTGCCCCGCCTCGCTCTGGATGCTGTGCCAGATCGCCACGGCGCTGGTGACCTTGGTCCGCAGCAGAGCCGTCTGCGACGCCGTCAGGCTGAACGCGTTCTGGAGCTGGTTGTCCGTGAGCGTCGAGAGGTACGCGCCCATCGCGACCGCGTTCTCCTTCGTCGCGTCCCGGTAGAAGGCCCGCGCCATCGTGGTCAGCTGATTCACTGTACAGTAGCTCCGCGTTACCGTGGCCGAGTCGCCGTACGTGAGCACGCTCGACAAGTCGCTCGCCAGTTCTTGAATGACCAAGTCCGACGCCAGCTGCACGGACCTCGCGCTCATCACGGCGGTGTAGTTCGCACCAGAACTGGCAAGGTACTCAAAGTTGTACACTCGCGAGAAGTCATCGACGTGTCGCTCTGTCACATAGCGCCGTCCGTCGATCTGAATCGTGCCGAGCGTGAAGGAGCTTGCGATCATAGCCCGAATATCCCTTGAGTACCCAATGGGTCCAAGCTGGGGATGTTCCCCTGCGCCCAAATCTCCAAGCCGAAAGCCGCGAGCCCGCTGATGTTTCCCGTGCTTAGAACTATGGTCGTGGTCGACACGCCGGTCGATCTGTGCGCGACGGCCAGCCCGGTGGTGGGCGTTCCGTAGCTCGCTGAAACCGTGGTCCATCCACTGGGCGGTGTGAACACGCCCAGCGCAGACGTGAACAGCACCGCCGTTATGTATGCGTTGTTCGTGTCGAGCGGGAGTGGGAACGTGACCTGCGGGTTCGCCCCCACGCTCTGCACTTGGACGATCTGGCGTATGTACGGTTCCTGCCCGGTAAGCTGAAGTGGAATCGCCGTGCAGCCGGTCGCATTGTCTCCCGTGAAATTCGCGACGATCGACGCGCTGCTAGGCGCTCCGTCCGTGTACCCGGTGAATATGCGTGCCGCGCTGCCAGCCGCCTGCGGCTCCATCGAAGCGACGAGCTGCCAGGATATTCCGCCCACCCCGGAGATCGACCCGAGCAGCGTTGCCGACGCGTTGGTTATCACGACGAATTGCGCGTTTGCTGCTGGCAGGAAACTCGGCGACATGGGATACGTCGCCTGGTTGGCAGTGTCTCCTACCTGGCTGGTTGGCTTGGTGATGGTGATCGCCATTTATCACGGGGCCTCGAATCCCCCGACCTGCACGTACACCTGCATCGA